TGCGACAAGCGAAGCAGAACGGACAGTTCCTCACACAGTTTAAGGACGCTGATTGATGGTAGATTTTACCTTTGACCAGATGTCAGGCACGCTGCCTGAAACAGACAAGGTCAACATCGCACGCGGCACCGGCTCAGCTGTAAAGTACGGGTTTACAGGTGACCTGTTTCGCCTCAGCAGCGGGCTTGGGCTCGAGGGCATGTCGGACGCTGAGCGGCAGGACGCAGCTGTGTTCCGCAACTTGCTCAGCAAGAAAGCTCTGCAGTCTGTCTTTGGCGACGTCGCTCGCGAGCCAAACCTCGACTACGTCTACGGCATCGCTGAACTACAGGGCGTGCCGACTGGCCCCTACATGAACGAGCTGGTCGACGCGGCACGGTTCCTCGACGATGACGAGCTGAACGTGTTCGCTGACTTCCTTGGACGCAAAAGCAGCGCGATGGAACAGACAGGTGCAGGTGCACGCATCGCCGGTGCCCTGCTCGACCCAGCGATGCTCATCCCACTTGTCGGCGTCGGTAGCAAGACTGTGTCGGCGACGCGCGCTGCGCAGGCAGCTGCACGGACTGGACAGGCGACACGGGCACAGCAGTTCATCGCCAACAACCCGTTCGCAGTCGGCTTCGCTGCTGAGGGGTTTGCAGACCTTGGACTGCAGACAATCAGCAGTGCCGTGGACCCGACAGGTGAGCGGCAGATTGACCTGACTGGTGTCGCCATTGCCGGCATCTTGGGCGGCGGTATCAACCGTATCGTGAACGGTGCAAGGCCGAACCTGACCGGGCAGTTTAAGCCTTCAGCGCAGCAGAGCGATCTGGCTGCGCAGGCTGACGAGCTGACCAAGGCGACCGAAGCGATTGAACGACGTGCGGCTGTGAAGATCGTCGATGGCAAAGTTTCGGGCCTCGATGACACCGGCAAGGTGGCAGGCGGGATGATTGACTTGCGGCGGCTGTTTAGCCCGCTGGTCCGTATCTACACGAGCTCCGTGCCGACTATCGCGCAGGCCGCACGGCGGCTGGGTGGTGTACAGACTACGCAGGGCGGCAAGGTGAACGACCCGTTTGGCGACGTCGAGCTCGAGCAGACGCGCTACGCAAACATCGAGCTGATGCAGATTGACCCGTACATTAACGGGGTACGTCTGGAGCTGCGAGCTGGTGGATCACAAGACGACCTTGTGAACAGCTACATCATGTCGAGATACGTGCGCCGTCGGGTTGCTGGCCAAGAGCCAGACCAGATTGACCTCGACGAAGTGTTCCGTGGTGAGATTGACCCAGCGTCGTATCAGCGCTCACAGCGCATGCTCGAGGACTTGTACACACAACATGGCGCACAGCTGAAAAAGCTGGCTGAGAACTTAGTCGCAGCAGAAGTGCGCGGCGCAAAGGCCCTCACTGACGTGGCTGAGGGCAAGTACCTGAGCCGTTCCTACAGCGTGGTTTTCTTCCCGCAAGTCTACAACATCCTCGGCAAAGAGGGGATGGGCACACTGTTTACACGCGCGATCAGAGACGCGCAGTTCGACGACATCCAACGTGTTATCGCTGACCGCATCGCACGCGGGCAAAAGAAGCCCAGCTGGTACAAGCCTGAGAAGCCGATGACGGCTGACGAGGTCATGGTCACGTACGCAAAGGACGTCGCGGCAGAGGCTGAGAAGTTCAGCATCCAGTTTGGCAAAGGCATGGCCTCGAGCATCAACGGCAGGATGACGAATAACTACTTCAGCCAGATTGACGCGGTGTCGATAGACGACTTTACCAACGACGTTATCGAAGACCTGCTGGCCTCGAAGGACTTCAGCGCTGACTTCAAGAAGGTGCTCGAGCAGAGCATGGGCATCGGTGGCTCCCAGAAAACAGGCAAGCCGGACATGGCCGCGCTGAACTCGCGTGTGAAGCTGAACGAGCTGGCGAGCGTAAAGCTCAGTGACTTGAAGGTTTCGTCGGAGAACCAAGCGGCGCTTGCCAAGATACTGGGCCCTGCACGGATGAGTGCAGACGACAGCATCTCGTTCGAGGACTTGCTGTTCAACGACTACCATCAGCTGCAGCAAGGCTACTTTCACCAGTACGCTGGCGCAATTTCGATGGCGCGTCGTGGTCTGAACCGTGAAGGTGGTGCGTCGGTACAGGACTTGATCCGTGTTGCGACGAACGAGGTCGATGCAATGCGCGGCAAGGCAACCGCCAAGCAGATCAAGCGCGCTGAAGACGACCTGAACGCTTTCATTTACCTAATGCACACGGCCAACGGCAAAGGCATCGACTACGCGAAAAGCAAGATGCTGCAACGGGACAACATCCTGAATGCCAGCCTTGCGCAGCACAGCGCGTTTGCAAAGGGCATTGGCCTGTTCCGTAACATCTCGACGTCAGTGCACCTTGGCATGGTCGCGTTTGCACAGGCATCTGAAGCCAAGCAGCTGATCGGAACTGTTGGTACACGGCTGCACGATATTGACCGCATCACGGGTGTGCTCAGTGACATCTCAAAAATCAAGAATGGCGATGCGTCGTCTCAGCTAGCACGGGACATGGTCCACATCGGCTACATGCATCAAGGATCGATGAGCCGGTTTGAGGGAACGTCGGTTGGCAGTCAAATGTTCTTGCAAGAAGGCGACGACCTGCTGACCAAGGCCTACAACATGTCGGCACGGTGGCGTGAGCGTATGTCGTGGTACAACGGGATCAAGCCGATCACTCTGGGCATGCGTGCGGTAGCCGTCGGAAGAAGCTATGACAGACTGTACGCAGGCGCGACAAACAAAGGCTCAGCGTTCAGCCTTGCGGAGATGCAGACGTACTTTGGGTTCAACGACGACGAGCTCGATGCACTTTACGATGCTATCCGCAAGCACGCAGAAGTCGATAAGACAACGGGTGCAGTCACTTCGTTGCGCACGCAGGTGTGGCACAGGTCAGGCCCGCAGGCTGCTGCACTGGCTTCGAAACTAGACCAAGGCCTGTTCAACTTTAGCCATACGATCGTGCAAGAAAGCGGTCGCGGATACGCGCCTATCTTCATGCAAGGCGGGCTGGGCAGTACTCTGTTCCAGTTCATGTCGTATGCGTCGAACAGCTTTGAAAAGCAGTTTGTGCCGTCAGTGCTGTTGGCTCAGCGCGGCGACACACGTGCGGTAGCAAACCGCGTGAGCGCTGCTGCTCTTGGGTCTGCGCTGGGCTACAGCTCACGCCTGTACGTGCGCAGCCTTGGCATGAGCGAAGAGCGTCGGGCTGAGTACCTGCAAAAGAATCTGACGTTCGACAAGGTAGTGCTCGGAACGATCAGCTACATGCCACAACTTAGTGGGCCCATGATTGTTGGCGGCATTGCAACTGACGTGATGATGGGCTCGCTGGGCGGTGACTCGAACGCTATCCGCAAGGGTCTGCCAAGCATACCGGCAGTATCGAGCTTCACGGACATTGTGTCGACCGCTTCGATACCGGGTCGCTATCTGAACCCTGAGCAAGAAGTGACGGAAGCGCAGCTAAACCGGCTGCTCCGATACGCTACTGGCGGCATCGCCAACACACCGCTGGGCGTCATGCCGTTCAACGTCGGTGCCGCGCTGGCGACTGAGGGTAACTCCTCGCTCGAAACTCTCCCTCCCCGCAAAGAAAGAAACTAGGATATGGCAACTTACGCTCCGGTCGCCTACACGACGGCGGCGAACAATACGCAGATTGACTTCGACATCACGTTCACGTTCCTGCGTAACCAAGACCTTGCTGTCAGTGTAATTGACCCCAGCGGTAACGTGCTTGTTGCCGGGACGGGATACGACACCCAGCTGCAAACGCAGAGTGACGGCACGTTCGACATGCGCGTCGTTCAGGCTGGCACGCTGACGACAACCAACACGCCGCTGGCTGCTGGCCACGTGATCAGCATCAAGCGCAACACGGACATCAGTACGATCCTGACCGTGTTCCAAGATGGCGCGTCGTTCAAAGCGGCAGACATCAACGCGATTATTAACCAGCTCTTTAACAACGCGCAGGAAACTGCAGCGAGTGTCGGCGAAGGTATTGGCCTGACCGATGACCTGCTGGCCTACGACGCAGACAACAAACCGCTGCGTAACCTTGCAGCTCCCACGGCAGATACCGACGCAGTGCGCAAGATCGATGTCGACAGCGGTATCGGCGCAGACATCACGACTGTGGCGGGCATCGCGGCGGACGTGACCGCCGTTGCTAACGACGAAGCCGACATTGGAACTGTTGCTGCTGATCTTGGCGGTTCCGATACGATCGGCACTGTTGCTGGTATTTCTTCAGATGTGTCTACCGTTGCCGGTATTAGCAGTGCAGTAACAGGTGTGAATAACATTAGCGCCGACGTAACAACTGTTGCCAACGACGGGGCCGACATTGGTACGGTTGCTGCTGACCTAAGCGGGTCTGACAACATCGGCACCGTTGCGACAAACATTGCGAACGTAAACGCTCTTGCGCCACAGGCGAGCAACATCGGCACGCTTACGCAATCGGCTAACCTGACCGCACTGCAAAACGCGCAAGCGAACGCACAAGCAGCACAAGCGGCTTTGGCAGCGTTTGAAAACAAGTATCACGGGACGCACACGAACGTCGCCGGTAACGATGCAGAGGTCAACGCAGACATCGCGGGCGACAGCGCGCTGACTCTTGAGGAAGGCGACCTGTACTTCGATAGCACAAACGACCGTCTGCGTGTTTACGATGGAAGCGCGTGGCACAACGCGGCGAGCGTGAACGTCATCAACGCGACAACACTGGCAGCAGTCGGTGACGTGGCCGCGTACAGCAACATCGCGCAGAACGACTTTATTGTTCGTGGTGCAAGCGAGTGGGAAAACGCTAGCCCTTCCGCAGCACGAACTGCTCTGGGTCTTGGCACGGCGGCAACACAAGACGTGGACGACTTCGCGACAGGCGCAGAAGGCGACCTAGCAAGCTCCGCGCTGCAACCGAGCGACGTTGTGAATGACGTGACGACAGGCGGGACTCAGGTGCCGCTTAGCGCGCAACAAGGCGTTGCATTGCAGTCCGGTATTGATGCTAAAATAGCGAACGTCGCGGACGACACCTCGCCGCAACTTGGCGGCGACCTTGACGTAAACGGCAACTCCATTGTCAGTGCTAGTGGCGGCAACATTGCGATCACACCGGATGGCAGCGGGAAGATCGTACTCGATGGTCTTAGCTGGCCCACCGCAGACGGCACGGCTGACCAAGTATTGAAGACTGATGGTGCGGGCAACCTTGCCTTTGTCGATCAAAGCAGCGGCGGCGGCGGCGGCGGTTACACAGACATTGATGGCCTTTCTTTCACCGAAGTGACCTCAACAGGCAACATCACAATCCCAAACGGAGCCACTAAAGCCTTTATTTGGGCAATCGGCGCTGGTGGCAATGGCGGCAACGCTACGGGCAACGACACCAATTGCTTCGTTTGTGGCGGCTTTGGCGGTAATGGGTCGGCAGGTATCACAATTGCTGACCTCACAGCCGTAAACGGGCTTCACGCGACGATTTCTGGCGGTGCGGCAGAGGTGCGCCTAGGGTCATCTAGCGGCACGCTGATTGCGGCAGGTTCCAGCGGCGGTAATGGCGCGTCTATTTCCAGCGCTGTTAATAATAGTCACGGGGTTATCGGCGCTCACGCTACGGCGTTCACTGGCGGACGGGTCGATAGTAGCGGCACATTCACAGCGTCAAACGCTGTTATCGTTGAGTTAGCAAGTCTTACTGGTTGCTTTCCCGGAGGAATTACTGGTGGGGAAAGCGGGTCGATCTCGCGCGGAGACGATCCAGTCACAATGGCGTTTCGCGACCCGCGAGCGGCCACAAGTAACTACTTGAAAACCAGCCACGGCGGGCAGCTTGACACAGATGCTGGGGCTTTCTCAGTGACCTACCACCTACTCGATCCAAACAGTGCTGCTGGGTCTAGCAACGCCACCGCGCAGACTGGATTTGGTATGGGCGGCATCGGCGGACTGGTCTCGGACGCGGCAACTACTAGAAATGGCGGATCGGGCGGTCCTGCTGCCGTAATCGTGCTGTTCCAGTAAACAACCACAAAAACTAGGAACCTTAAACAATGACTGAAACTAAACAGTGGTACACCAGTAAAACCGTATGGGCCGTACTGGTCATGCTCGGCAGCGTGGCTGCACGCAACGCCGGGATCGACCTCGGCCCCTTTGAAGACGAAATCGCTGGCCTGATCCTTGATGGCGTCGCGCTTGTGGCCGGGGCTGTTGGGCTTTGGGGTCGCATCGTGGCCAAGACGAAGATTGCGTCGTGACCGACAAGCTGCAGATACCGAGCCCGTCGCCTGACTGGCGCTCGCGTATCCTCAAGCTAGAGTTCCAGACTGAGCAGCATGCAGGCCAGCTCAGCAACTTGACGGACAAGACAAACGCGATGGCCGACAGCCTCGACAGCATCCAACGAACACTGGCGCAGATCAGGTGGATTGCGATCGGTGCAGCCATCGCGCTTACCGCTAAAGAGATGAACGCGATGAGCCTGCTGAGTTTTCTGGGGGTCTAACCCATTGACATCAAACGACAATAACGATCCGAACAACGCACGGGACATGCTGAGCAGCCTACACTCGGCGGTGGCTGAGGAGCTGCTGCAGCGTGTGCGGAGTGGGAATGCGTCGGCGGCTGAACTGACAGTCGCGGCAAAGTTCCTGAAGGACAACCACATCGAGTGCGTGCCGACACCTGACAATGCGCTGGGAAAGCTGGTGGAGGCGATACCAGAGTTTGACCAGCACAGCTGGAACGAGCAGGAGACAGGGCATGGTTAACCTGAGTGTGGGCCGCGGCGAGAAGCTGTCGACGAAAAAGGGCGCTGGGCTGACGGCAAAGGGCCGGGCCAAGTACAACCGCAAGACCGGGTCGAAGCTGAAGGCACCTGCGCCGAACCCGAAGACAAAGGCCGACAAAGGCCGCAAGAAGAGTTTTTGTGCGCGCATGGGCGGGATCGTGAAGCGGTCCAAAAATGCAGAGCGTGCGCGGGCGTCGATGCGCAGGTGGAATTGCTAGATGGCCTCTAGGAGCCCGCAGGAGGCCCGTACAGCGGATGTAGCAGTTTCGGAGGGTACACCCCTCGATCGCGTCAAAGGCGACCTACGGGCGTTTCTGTGGCTTGTGTGGCAACATCTGGGTTTGCCGGAGCCGACGCCTGTGCAGTACGACATGGCCGAGTACATCCAGCATGCGCCGAGACGTGCGGTCGTGCAAGCGTTCCGGGGTGCCGGCAAGAGTTACATCACCAGCGCCTACGCGGTGTGGACTTGGCTGAACAACCCGGATGCCAAGATCATGGTGGTGTCGGCGTCCAAGGAGCGGGCCGATGCGTTCAGTACGTTTACCCAGCGGCTGATTGCTGAGGTGCCGGGGTGTCAGCATCTGATGAGTAGGCCTGACCAGCGAGCGTCGAAGATCGCGTTCGATGTCGGGCCGGCTAAGGCAAGTCACAGTCCGAGTTGTAAGTCGGTTGGGATCACGGGTCAGCTGACCGGGTCGCGTGCCGACGTAATCATTGCAGATGACTGTGAGGTGCCGGGAAACAGTGCGACGCAGGGGATGCGCGACAAGCTGGCCGAGCTGGTCAAGGAGTTCGACAGTATCCTGACGCCGGGTGGTCGTGTGATCTACCTTGGGACGCCACAGTGTGAGGATAGCTTGTACACGAAGCTGGGCGAACGTGGTTACCAGTCACGTATCTGGCCGGCGCTAAAACCGTCGCCCAAGGAAGCGGTGACGTATGGCGACAGTCTGGCACCGTTTGTGCGCGGGCTGGACGTCAAGACCGGCAGCTCGATTGACCCGCTGCGGTTTACCGACGACGACCTGATGGAACGACAAGC